ATAAAAGATTATACAGAGAATGACGAGCCTACGTTTGTCAGGAACCTGCCCATATTTATAAAAAACTCAGAAGAACGCATCTTAAAAAACGTTCAACTTAGTCTTTTTAGAAAAAATGCAACAGGGGCTATGTCCGATCAAAGCAAGTATTTAGCCGTCCCTTCTGATTTTCTAGCGCCCTTTTCCTTGTCATTCACTTCAAGTAACGAAGAAATATTTGTTGATTTTAAAGACTCTGATTTTGTTCAATCCTTTAACCCAAATCCTGCAACAAAAGGGTTACCTAGATTTTATGCACAATTTGATGTAGATAATTTTATTTTAGGGCCTAGTCCTAGCGGCAACTTTCCGGCGGAATTACATTATTTTTACCGTCCAACTAGTATAACATCTAGTAGTTTTGTTATAACTCTCTCCAATGTCAACGGAACGTTCACAACTTCGGATACCGTTACAGGTTCAACCAGCTTGCAGGCTTCAAAGGTTCGTTCTGTTACAAACGCTAGTACCTTGAGTGTCGTAATACCCACGGGAGATTTTGTTGTGGGGGAAACGTTAACCGGAAGCTCTAGTGGGGCTACGGGTACGCTGGCAGCAATAGGTTCGGACGCAACTGAAACTTGGCTTAGTGAAAACGCGGAAATCGCTTTGCTTTATGGCAGCTTAATGGAAGCGTATATATTTATGAAGGGTGAAGCCGACTTGCAGCAAATATATGAAAAACGTTTTGGGGAAGCTATAATGGGCTTAAAATCTTTGGGCGAGTCAAAAGAAGTTACAGATGAATACCGCACTGGGATGATTATAAGAGGGAAACAGTAATGAACATGCCATTTGAGATATCTGTTGGTAGTGTTGGTAGTGTTGGGGTTAAAACTACTAACAACCGAGGGTTTACTCCAGAAGAGGTCGCGGAGCTATGCGCTGACCGTCTTATGGCCGTAGCTAGTGACGCGCCCCCCGCGATTAGAGATCAAGCTCTAGCGTACAAAGAACAGATGAAGGCTGTAATCGCAGTCTACATGAAACAGGCTATTCAAAGTGACAGAACTACTGTATATAATGCAATCACAGATGCTGGTCATTCTGCACTAGCTGAACACATAAGGAAAATGTAATATGGCTTTTTCAGGCAATGCAATGTGCTCTACCTTCAAAAAAGAATTGATGGAAGCAAAGCACAACTTTTTGAACAGCGGTGGTAACACTTTTAATCTGGCGCTTTATACGAACAGCGCGGTTCCTAGCAACATGGGCGGCTCTGGCAGCACCATGAATGCCAGTGTTGCTAACTACGCGACCGCCAACGAGATTAGTGGAACTAACTACACTGCAAAAGGTGTGGCACTTACGAGGATCAACCCTTCTTTAAGTGGCACAACAGCGATTACCGATTTTGCTAATGCTGTTTACTCCAATGTAACCATCTCAGCGGTTCGAGGTGCGGTTTTGTTTAACGACTCGGCGTCTAATGATGCGTCTGTAATTGTTCTGGACTTTGGCTCCGACAAAGCGGCAAGCACAGGCGATTTCACGGTTGTTTTCCCCACTGCGGATGCTTCCAATGCGATTATTCGTATAGCATAATAGGTGACATATGGCTGTTCTAGCTAATAGGGCAAAAATGACCACCAGTACCACGGGTACTGGGACAATCACGCTCGGCAGTGCCTCTACTGGGTTTCAAACTTTTGATAATGCAGGCATTACAAACGGACAGAGCGTTCAGTATGTTATTGAGGATGGTTCAAACTTTGAAATAGGCACTGGAACCTATACATCTTCTGGAACCACATTAACCAGAGGGGCGGTTACTGAGAGTAACAACTCGGACAACGCTATTAATTTAAGTGGCGCGGCGGTGGTGTTTATTGCGGCGATTAAAATTCAGTTTGATGAGAAGTTAAATCTTACTGGTGGGGCTTTAACAGGGGCTTTAACTACCAACTCGACTATTGATGGCCGAGATGTTGCCGCCGATGGCGTACTTGCGACCAACGCTTTGCCAAAAGGCGGCGGGGCCATGACAGGCGCTATTACAACCAACTCGACGTTCGATGGAAGAGACGTTGCCGCCGATGGCGTGTTAGCTACAAACGCTTTACCAAAAGGCGGCGGAGCCATGACTGGCGCTATTACGACCAACTCTACTTTCGATGGAAGAGATGTTGCCGCCGATGGCGTACTTGCGACCAACGCTTTGCCAAAAGGCGGCGGTCAGATGACTGGCAACATTACTATGGCTGGAAGTCAGACCGTCGATGGTAGAGATTTGTCCGCCGATGGTTCCAAATTAGATGGAATAGCTAACGGCGCAAACAATATAACTAACAACAACCAGCTTACAAATGGGGCTGGATACACAACAGCGGTTGGAGACATTACACAAGTTATTGCAGGCACTGGCCTCAACGGCGGTGGCGTACAAGGCGTTGTTACTTTGACTATTGAACCCGACTTGCGTGGTGATGTTTACTATATAGGGCCAAACACATCTGACTACATACAGGTTACAACAACACAGATTAATTTTGTTCTTGATAGCTCTACTGATATGCGCCTCTACAACAGCGGCGACTTGCACGTTGAAGGTAACGTCATTGCTTACTCAACCACAATCTCTGATGAACGCCTAAAGACTGACATCGTTAAGATTGATGGTGCCTTGGATAAGGTTGCACAGCTAAACGGTTACACTTTTACATACACTGCTGACGGCAAGAAGTCCGCGGGTGTTATCGCTCAAGAAGTCCAGAAAGTTCTACCAAGCGCAATCATCGAAAGCACCTTGCCCCTCAAGATGGGTGACGATGACGAAACAGAATACATGACTGTTCAATATGACCAGCTTATGGGTCTCATGGTTGAAGCCATCAAAGAATTGAAAGATGAAATAACTGCTCTGAAAGGTAGATAGAATGGCACTACCTACCAGTGGACAGCTAACAATGGCACAAATCCAAGCTGAGTTTGGCGGAACCGCACCCACTCAGTTGAACGAGTATTATCGTAATGGCGGTCTTGTCCCGAGTCAAAACACAAATGTTCCCACTAGCGGACAGATAGCTTTAAATAATTTTTACGGTGCTAATAATGAAATGTCAGCTACGGGTGGTACAGTTACAACTGATGGCGATTTTAAAGTTCACACTTTTACAAGTAGCGGCACGTTTCAAGTAACTAACCTCGGGGGCGCTACGGTTCACTCTCTTGTAATCGCGGGTGGTGGTGGTGGCGGTGGCACAAGTAATGGAGCAGGAGAAGGTGGCGGCGGGGCTGGTGGGTATTTAGAGAACACTAACTTTACAGTAGCAGTCGCCTCTTATTCAATAACCATTGGTGCCGGTGGCGCTGGCGGTGGTAGAGGCACACAAGGTGCAAACTCTGTTTTTTCTAATCAAACGGCAATAGGTGGCGGCGGCGGGGGTTCTACACAAGGCGGTGGTGCGACAACCGGAGGATCAGGCGGCGGTCAGAGCTATAATCGCGGCGGTGGCGCGGGTGGAACGTCTGGTCAAGGTAAAGCTGGTGGTGCAGGTCAGGGAGGGTCTCCCTACAGAGCGGGTGGCGGTGGTGGTGCCAGTCAGACTGGCCGGCGCGGCAGCTTTTTTCTTAATGGTGGTAATGGTGGTGCGGGTACTTCTTCATCTATTAACGGAACAGCTACTACAAGAGCGGGTGGCGGCGGCGGCGGATCACGGAGTACTCCCGGCAGTGGCGGCGCTGGCGGTGGTGGTGGCGGAGCGCAAGCTACAGGCAATGGTGGTGCGGGTACTGCCAATACAGGTGGTGGCGGAGGTGGTGCAGCAACCAACAATGGATACTGCGTTGGCGGCGCTGGCGGATCAGGTATCGTTATAATTAGATATCGATATCAGTAAGGTATAGTATGACTTATTTTGCAAAAATAGAAAATAATCTAGTAACAGATGTAATTGTTGCAGAACAAGAATTTGTGGATACACAAAATGGCACTTGGGTACAAACTTCTTACAATACACGTAGTGGAAAACATGGGCTAGGGGGGACCCCTTTGCGTAAAAATTACGCAGCTATTGGTATGGTGTATGATACTGAAATAGATGCCTTTTACGATCCACAACCTTTTCCAAGTTGGTTGTTAAACAGTGAAACTTGCTTTTGGGAACCGCCCATTGCAAAAATGCCTGATGATAGCAGTATTATGAATAGTTATGCGTGGGATGAACCAAATCGTTGTTGGGTAAAACTCTCCCGCAATCCTCAACCTGAAAAAAACTACAACAATAAAATGTATGTTTGGAACGGTAGTGAAGATGTGGCACCTCGACCAAAAATAACAGACCAAGGCATACATGATAATTTATGGGTTGAGGTGACGTAAATGTTAGGTTTTTCCCCATTAGCAGGAGCAGCCCTTGCAGGGGGCGGCAGAGGACTATCTGTACCCGTTTCGGGCGTTGCTGGCACAGGCGCTGTTGGAACTACTTCCGTAATAGCAAACAGTAATCTTCCTGTTACAGGTTTAGTTGGAACAACATCTTTAGGCCCCGTTGCTACAGGAAGTGGCGTAATTGCCGTAGTTGTTGGAGGAGACGCCACAACCGGAACTACCGCTGTTGGAACAGTTTCCATAATAGGAAACAGTAACTTATCTGTTGCTGGTGTAGCAGGAACTGGCGGCGTTGGGGCAGTTACCGTCAATCAAGCATTCGGGGTTGCGGGAGTTTCTGCCACGGGTGCGGCTGGCGCTATTGCGCGTGTAGGCATAAGCGGAACAGAGTTCCCAACGGGAGTTTCTGCCACGGGTGCGGCTGGCACTGTGACAGTTACAGGGGTTGCTAACATATCTGTAACTGGTGCCGCGGGTACAGGCGCTGCGGGTGCCG